AGTATGCGTTAGAGCAGGCCAAGAAATCTGAGGATTGGAGGCGAAATAATGGACAATTTATACCCTATCCAGCGACGTGGATTAACGCTAAAGGATGGGAGGATGTGTATGAAGTACAAGACAGGCATTTTAAAGTTGTTTTATGAGGTAGTGTTTGCCTTACAAACGTAAAAGACCTTGCTCAATACTATCGTGCCCGAATTTAATTGCCGTTGGTAAATATTGTGAAGTACACCGGCAAAATCAGGCAGAGGAAAGTACTCGTAAAAATACGAGTGAGCGACATAGACACGAAAACACAAGACGCTGGCAAAAGGTGCGAATGATGTACTTGCGAAATTACCCGCTCTGCGTAGAGTGCGGGAAGCAAAATAAGATAAATCCGGCAAGCGAGGTGCATCATATTGTGCCAGTAACACACGGCGGAGAGGACACAGAAACCAATCTAGAACCGCTTTGTAAATCCTGCCACAGCAAAAAAACTGCGTCAGAACGTAAGGCGTACGGGGGTGTCAAATCTCTGTAACCTTTGAACCGTAAAGCGCCGATGAAACACGTGCGTGCGTGCGCGAAATTGCGAAATTTTGAAAAAAACTTTTGATGTGTGATAAAAAAGCGCAAAAAAAAGGCGGAAGCTTTTACTGTTTTATTTGTAATCAACAAAACCGAAGTTATTATGGTGTCGTGGTTGTGATATTGTCCTGGTGAAAATTTGTGGAGAAAAAAATATGTGTGAATGTAATGTGGCTGATAGAAATGACACGGATATCGTGGGGGATGCACTTGAAAATCGACTTAATGATTTCGTCTCTCTCTGCGAAGTCAGTAGTATTGTTGAGATTGACGGAGTGACGGATGCCGGAAATATCAAGGTGATCAACCACACCAACAAAGAGGCATATGAGGTTAGCGTTGAAACGATTATCAGAACACCACTCAAGGATGTTATGCGTGCGCTTGAAACTGGCGTGCATGTCAGGCTTTTTGGGGTTACAAGGATCGTAGGCTACTATAGCCGTGTAGCGAATTGGAATAAGTCAAAAATTGGGGAGCTCAAGGACCGGCATGCAGGAAGTTATAAACTGAAAGATATCAAACAATCTCCAGAAGAATCTTCTTGCGGTGACAGTTGCAAAATATGAAATCATTTAACATCTCTAAGAAGCTTATTACAACGCTGACGGGAATGGGTAGTATTAATTATGTCGCATATCTTATCTTTGCAGACCAGATCGATACGGTACACAAGATTGAGTTGTACTCGCTCATTGTGGTTAGTCTTGGTGCTCTTGCCGGTGTGCATGGTTTTTTACAATCTAAATTAGATCGTTTCAAAAACACATCATCGGAGGAAAAAAAATGAAGTTTAGAAGTTATATTATTTTTACGTTTTTGTTGTGTGCTATCTGTCTTTGTGTCGGTTGCGAGGCGTTACAGGTGTTTAGTGATGCAGATGGAAAGCCTCACACACAAGTGACAGATGCAATTCAGATTGCAAGCCAGGCGATAGGCACCGCGGGTAGTTTTGTTCCTGGTTATGGCCTGCTTGCATCTGGTGTGTCAGCTCTTCTTGGCGTAATAGCATCGGGTATCCTGTCTTTCCGGGTAAAATCTCAAGGGAATAAGCTAAACACTGCAAACGGGGTGATAACTACGCTGGTTCAAGGTGTAAATCTTTCTGCTGAAAAATATGCATCTCTCAAGGAATCTGTGTTGAATATCGCAAATGCCATTAGTGCGGAGGCATTTAGTAAAACTAATGAAATTTTTGAAAAATTTGAAGCCGGTAAAAATACGATCAAGGATGTCATCAGGGAATTATCTGTGATGCTAGAGACACGGCAGGAGGTTCATGCGGCTGTAAAAACTGTTGAAGGGAGGAACTGGCTTGACAAAAAGCAAGCTGATTCTTACTGAGCAATCATGGAAGGAGCTGAACGCGGAAAGCAGAGACTGGATTATTTACAACAACATTATCGATCTGGATACAAGAATTGAGAAAATAGAAGGCAGGTGTTTGAAGTGTTACAATGGTAAGTTATTTACCAAGTCGATAGCTTTTGCCGGGGGTTGTTTTGGTGGTGTGTTAGGGTTTTTTAGCAGCAAGTTTTTTAACGGGGGTAGTTAAAGTGAGGGGCAGAAAACCAAAGCCAATCGAATTGAGGATGTTGCAAGGTAACCCAGGCAGACGGCCTTTACCAGATGATATTCCTGCACCGGCAAAATTGTGCGAAGTGCCAAAGGCACCATTATGGCTTGACAAGCTTGCAAAGAAGGTGTGGAATGAATACGCAATCAAGCTGGTAAGCGTTGGCATCGTGACGGAGATCGATACTAATATACTTGCCTTATATTGCAAATGGTATTCGATTCTAATTATGGCGGCGCGGGAGATCGATGACGAAAAGAAATTGGTCAGTTATTCTAACAAGGATAACGACGACGATTTTACTATGAAGCAATTGAAGTTATTTGATGACGGAAGCAAAGAGACCGTTATTACGACTTCGAAAAAAGATGCAAGTATGTTAATTAGTCCGTATTTTAATATCTTCATGAAGGCAACAGAACAGGTTAAGAGCCTTGGGGCGGATTTAGGGCTATCACCGGCAGAGCGGTCAAGGTTGCACATACGACTAGAGAAAGACAATGATAGAGAAGATTTCTTCAAGCAAGGATTTTTACTACGACAGCAAAGCGGCGGACAGGGTAGTTGAGTTCTTTCAGAATTACTTAGTCCACGTAAAAGGACGATGGGCCGGTCAGCCGTTTCATCTGCTTCCCTGGGAAGAAAGTCTACTCAGGGAAATTTTTGGATGGAAAAACGCAGACGGAAAACGGAGATACAGGACGGTGCGAATATGGCGCTGAGGTCTATTGCGCGGCAGGCGATAGGGCACAAGCGTCGCTTGTGTATAATACCGCAAAAGAGATGTACGAGGCGTCACCAACGCTGCAAGGCAAGCTTGAAGTGTTCAAACGCACGATGTTTCACCATGAATCCTTGAGCAAATACGAGGTATTAAGCGCGGATGCTCCAACAAAACATGGGCTGAACGCATCAGGTATTATTATTGACGAATTACATGTCCAGCCGAATAGAGACCTTGTCGATGTACTTACAACTTCCATCGGCGCTCGTGAGCAGCCATTGACGATTATGATCACAACGGCTGGATACGACAGAAATTCAGTGTGCTGGGAGTATCATGAATATGCACGTCAGGTAATTGAAGGTACCCTCGTAGATGATACTTTTTATGGAATCCTTTTTGCCGCTGACGAAAAGGATAACTGGGAAGACGAGGCGGTGTGGGCAAAGGCAAACCCAAGCCTTGACCAGACAATAGGGCTTGATTACCTTCGTACCGAATACAAGCGGGCGAAGGAGATTCCCGCATACCAGAACACCTTCAGGCGATTACACCTGAACCAGTGGACACAGCAATCGGTTAGGTTTATCGATATGGTGCATTGGAATGAATCGGCTGGTATTGTGGATGAGGAAGAGTTGCAGGGCGAAGCATGTTATGGCGGTCTCGATTTGGCATCAACGATTGATATAGCGGCTTTCGTGTTGATTTTTCCTGACGCAGAAAAAACATACAGGGTGTTGCCATTCTTTTGGATACCTGGCGACAATGTGAAGGAGAAAGTCAGGCGCGACAAAGTACCGTATGATCTATGGATCAAACAGGGATATATCAAGACCACACCGGGCAATGTCATCGATTATGGATTCATTCGTAAGGATATAAACACCTTGAAAGAGCAATACAATATTCAGGAGATTGCCTACGACCCATGGAACGCCACACAGATAACCCTTGAATTGGCAGAGGGAGACGGCATGACAATGATTCCGGTCCGTCAGGGCTTCCAAAGTATGTCCGCCCCTACAAAAGAACTCTTGAAATTAATCGTGTCGAAACAATTACGTCACGGCAACAACTCCGTACTAAACTGGATGGCCGACAACATGGCGGTGAAGAACGATCCGGCTGGCAATATAAAGCCGGACAAAGAAAAGAGCACGCAGAGGATTGATGGGATTGTGGCACTGATTATGGCTTTGGACAGGGCGATAAGGAACGTGCATGCTGGTTCAGTTTACGAAGAGCGAGGGCTGATAGCGGTTTAATATGTGGCCTTTTAAGAAAAAAGAAAAATGCAGTTTGGCAAATCCTGAAAAATGGCTGGTTGATATGTTTGCTGGTGGGACAAAATCGGCTACTGGTAAGTATGTCACGCCAGACACGGCCTTGCAGGTGTCCGCAGTATACGCATGTGTGCGGGTGTTGAGTGAGACAATAGCATCGTTGCCGCTCCATGTTTATAGGCGACTTGACTCAGGGAAGGCAAGAGATGCTGATCATTACTTGTATCCATTGCTGCACGATGCCCCGAACCCGGAGATGACAAGCTTTGAGTTCCGCGAAACTATGATGGGGCATCTCTGTTTGAGGGGAAACGCCTACGCCGAGAAGGTAATTGATCGAGTCGGGCGAGTAAAAGAGTTATGGCCTCTTCATCCCGACAGGGTGACCGTGGAAAGGGACAAGGAAACGAGGCGGCTTGTGTATACGGTAACAATCCAGGGAGAGGCAAAACAGTTCCGGTTAGATAGCGACAGGATATTGCATATCCGCGGATTGTCCGGTGACGGTATCCTTGGATATAACCCTATCCAGTTGTCGAAGGAATCTATTGGGCTTGCCCTTGCGACCGAAGAATACGGCGGCAGGTTCTTCGGAAACGCATCAAGACCAGGCGGTGTCCTGGAGCATCCAGGCAAACTTGGGGAGGAAGCAGCCAAACGATTGAAGAAATCATTCGAGGAGATGCACCAGGGATTAGAGCAATCTCACCGGATTGCTATTCTGGAAGAAGGGTTAAAGTGGCATCAGATAGGGATATCTCAGGACGACGCTCAGTACCTTCAAACCAGGAAATTCCAGGTGAATGACATTGCCAGGGTATTCAGGGTTCCGCCGCATTTGATCGGTGATTTAGAGCGTGCAACTTTTTCTAATATTGAGCATTCCAGTATTGATTTTGTCGTGCATACCATACGTCCATGGTTGGTGCGCTGGGAGCAGGCGATTAAACAGCGTCTCTTCGATGCCGGTGAAGTTGGACACTTTGTAGAATTCCTTGTTGATGGGCTTCTCCGGGGAGACGTACAAAGCCGGTACTCTGCCTATGCAACAGGCAGGCAGAATGGTTGGTTGTCGGCGGACGATATCCGAGAATTAGAAAATATGAACCCCTTGCCCGATGGACAGGGCAAGACCTATCTTTTGCCACTTAACATGGTCCCGGCGGATCAGGTGACAAAAAATAATGATGTGATGAAACAAGGAGATATGGACGAAGAGAAAGACATGGATGAAATGGGAGAAGAAAACAAGGTGCGTATGCATAGGGCGTTCAACCGTCTATTCCAGGACGCAATTACCCGTATTATCAAGCGAGAGCGGGCCGACGTGTTGAGGCAGGCGCGAAAGAAGCAAGATGCTGCAGAGTTTGAGAGATGGCTTGATGAGTTTTATAAAGAGCACGAGTGCTTCATACGCAGGAATATAACGCCGGTGATGACTTCATTTTTTGAAATGTCGGGGCAAGGTGTGGCTGTAGATGAGTACATCGATGAGTTTGTTGAAAAACATACAAGAAATTCAGTTGCAAACATCAAAACTGTAAGCAATAATGCCGACAGAGAAAAGGTACTTGCTGCGATGTTTGACTCATGGGAAAGCGGCAGGAATGCTGGCGAAGGAGTCATAAAGGAGTTGATACATGCTTGAAAGCGTGCGGAAGTTGTTTGAGATCATAAAGGAGTTGATTGATAATAAGTTTTACGGTAAATCAGCCTTTTTTATTTTATGGGCTCTTCAAAAAGGGCGAAAATTATGAAAGACAGAGAACAAAGAAGTTTTAAAGCGGCAGAGATGAGGGTTGAGGGTGATGAAAAACCAAGCATCAGGGGGTATGCGGCAGTATTCAATGTGATATCCGAGGCTATAGATTGGTTTCGGGAGATTATACGGCCAGGGGCATTTTCAAAGACCATCAATGATGGCGCTGATGTCAGGGCGCTCTTTAACCACGATCCAAATTTTGTTATTGCCCGCACGAAGAGCGGGACACTGAAACTGAAGGAAGATGATAAAGGGCTTTTTGTGGAAATTGTCCCGCCAGACACCACATGGGCGAGAGACCTCATTACCTCCATTCGCCGCGGCGATGTCAGTCAAATGTCTTTTGGATTTGAGACGGTAAAGGATCGCTGGGGTACGGAGGAAGGCGAAAGGATGCGTGAACTATTAGAGGTGAAACTATTCGATGTTTCGCCGGTAACCTACCCGGCATATCCCCAGACCAGCGTAAGTGCAAGGTCGATTCTTACTGGTCAGGGGATTGAATTTGACGCTATTGCCGGGATCCTTTTCAGGGCAAAACACGGGGGGGAAGTTAACAAAATAGATCATGAAATTATTATCCGGTCAATTGAAATCTTGAAGCAGTTTCTGCCTAAGTCCGAGCCGGTCGAAAGCCACTCGGATGGTAAAAACGGAAATGGTGCTCAGGTGAGGAACCATGATCGTTTTCGCCGAAGGCTTGAACTGGCAGAGAGAGAATTACATAATTACAAACATTATTTTGGAGGGCAGTAAATGGATATGAAAGAAAAGCGTCACAAAGCCATGAATGCCGTGACACAGGCGCGGGCATTGCACAAGAAGGCCGAAGATGAAAAGCGTGAAATGACGCTTGATGAAATAAAGCAGTTTGACGAACTTATGTCTGAATATGACAAGCTTGACACCGAGATCAGGCAATTTGAAACAGACTGTGAAAGGCGGAAAAAGCTTGAGCAGGCGGAAAAGGTATTGTCTAAGCCACAGCATGAAACCATCGGAAGGCCATTACCTGGAAACGGCGATGACAGGGCAAACCCACGCGCAACGGAAGAATACCGGGCAGCCTTCAGGAAGTACCTGAGAAATGGCGCGTCCCGTTTAAGCGAGGGTGAAATCAGGGCTTTACAGGCCGATAGCGAGACACTCGGCGGTTACATCGTAACGCCTCAGCAGTTTATCGCCGGATTGTTAAAGGCTGTGGATGACCAGGTATTCATCAGGCAGTTTGCCACGAAATACCCCAGCGGTGCGGAAGGTATTGGCGTACCTGCCCTTGACGCGGATGCAAGCGATTCCGATTGGACGAGCGAACTTGCAACGGGTAGCGAAGACAGCACCCTTGCATTCGGCAAGAGGGAGTTAAAGCCTCATCCGCTGGCAAAGCGCATCAAGGTGTCGAACAAACTCATGAGGGCATCTGTATTTGATATTGAGTCCTTCATCCGGATAAGGCTTGCGTATAAGTTTGGCGTAACGCTGGAAAAGGCGTATATGACCGGTACGGGCAGTCAGCAACCACTTGGTATCTTCACGGCATCCACAAACGGCATTACCACCGCAAGAGATGTGAGTGCGGGTAATACCGCAACGGCAATTCAGACGGATGGACTGATTGAGGCCAAGTTTTCAATCAAGGGTCAGTACTGGCCAAACCTTCGCTGGATATTTCACCGTGACGCGGTGAAGCAGATTCGTAAACTGAAAGATGGTCAGGGACAGTATATCTGGCAACCAGGCATTGCAGCGACACTACCAGACAGGATTTTAGACTTGCCTTACCATATCAGCGAGTATGCGCCAAATACGTTCACTACTGGCTTATATGTCGGGATAATTGGCGATTTTAGTTTCTACTGGATCGTTGATTTTATGGATCTCGTTATTCAGAGGCTTGTCGAACTTTACGCAGAAACGAACCAGACCGGCTTCATTGGCAGGATGGAAACAGACGGCATGCCTGTCATGGCTGAGGCATTTGCCAGGGTTAAATTAGCCTAATATTCAGGAGGATAAATAAAAATGGAATTAGGAAAAGATGCAAAAATAACAATTGCCATAACCCCAACAGACGGCGGCGCCGGTGCGACTGATATCAATGGCGCTATCCTTGATATGGCGGGTTATGAAAATGTAATGGCAATCATAACCTTCGGCGCAATTACCGCTGGCGCGGCTACATCAATCAAGATGCAGCAGGACACCGCGGCGGCCATGGGAGGCGCAGCCGATCTTGCAGGTACGAAGCAGACAATAGCGGATACGGATGACGACAAGACTTTTTATTTAGATATCATTAAACCGCAGGAACGATATGTCCGTCTCGTTGTTAACCGGGCTTCTCAGGACGCTGTTGTGGCAAGCGCGATTTACCTGCAATACAACGGTGTGAAAAAGCCGGTTGCGCACGGCACGAACGTGTCCGGTGAGACTCACGTTTCGGTCGCAGAAGGAACGGCTTAATAAATTTTGAATTATAAGGAGTATTTATGAACAAAAAATTTATCTGGTTAATAGCTGGGGTTGCTATTCTGGGGATAGCAACTTTCTGCTATGCCCAATACCAAACGAAGGTCTATTTGGACAGTGGCGGAGATCGCCAGATAATCGCCTCTGGCGGCGAAATCGATATTCTTTCCGGCGGCACCTTAAAGGTGGCCGGTACGGACAGAACAACACAGCTTGACAAGGCTGTGATTTCCGGCACGGCTGGCAAGAAGATCGTCGGCGCTCAGATATCAATCGGCGCAACGGGATCCTCTACGGTCTCAACGGGGCTTGCGACGGTAGATTATGCGGTTCCAGGTATTGTTGTAGTCGATTCTGATCATGGCCAAGTATCGGCTTCATGGAGCGGCGGGAATGTAACCTTAAAGATGTATATACCTGGCTCCACAACGGCAAGCTCTTCGGCTGGTACTGCTACCTATTTTGCGGTAGGTACGCCATGAGGATAAAGCTATTGACGCTTATGGCTGGGCCTCAAGGCGCATACGATGCTGGGCAAATTGTTGATATGCCGGAAGTACAGGCGAAAGAGCTTATTAGTGGCGGTTATGCCGTTGCCTGCGATATGCCGGTAAAAAAGGCTATGGTAATGGAAACCGCAATGGTGCAATCTCCGGAAACTGCCATGATTGAACCTGAAGTTAAAAAGAGGAAAAAGACGTAATGCCACTTGTATTACAGACAGCTCCGGCGAGCGAACCGGTAACGACAGCCGAGGCAAAGTCTCACTTACGGGTAACAACGTCTGATGACGACACGTATATCAGTACGCTTGTTACCGTTGCCAGGAATCACGCCGAGACGATTACCCGAAGGGCATTGATTAATCAAACGTGGGATTACTTTCTTAATCGCTTTCCCTGCGGCGATAAGATTGTGATCCCACTTCCCCGCCTGTCTTCCGTCACCAGCGTGAAGTATACGGATAAGGATAATGTGCAGAGTACGCTTGCATCAAATAAGTATATAGTTGATATTAATAGCGAGCCAGGGCAAGTTGTCCTGGCTTATGGCGAGAGCTGGCCGTCCTTTACGCCGCGGCCAGTAAATGCCGTGGAAATCAGGTTTGTGGCTGGCTATGGCAGCAGCGCTGCAAATGTACCAGCGGGGATAAGGCAGGCAATGTTGCTTCTTGTTGGGCATTGGTATGAAAATCGTGAATTAATTTCAGAACTTAATCTGAAGGAGATACCAGAGACGGTAAATGCCTTGCTCTGGCCTTATCGGGTGATGGGCTTTGTATAGCGGAAAACTGAGGCACAAGATTACGATTGAAAGTAAATTGAATGCTCAAGACGATTATGGGGCATTGGTGGAGTCGTGGAGTACTTATGCTACGGCATGGGCATCGATTGAACCTGTTTCAGGCAGGGAGTATTTTCAGGACGGTAAGGTAAGCGCTGAAGTAAGCGCACGGATAATGACACGATATATCAGCGGCGTAACAAATCTTATGCGCGTGAAATTTGGCACAAGGATATTTGGGATTGTTAGGATAAACAATATCCTTGAGCGAAATAAGGAATTTGAACTCATGTGCCAGGAGATAGCTTAGATGTCTACAAAATTAATATGGCACGCCACCGAGCTGGAGAAAGAAATAAGGGCGGAGACGGTGAAGCGTCTTAAGCAAGCGGCTATCATGGTGCGGGATGCTGCCGCCAGGAAGACACCAGTAAGTGACAAGCCTCACACATTCAGGGGTAAGGTGTATCAGCCAGGAAGCCTGAAGAAATCTTGGCGATATAGGGTATATAGCAAAGACCTAAAGGCAAGAGTCGGCACAGATGTAATATACGGCATATTCCAGGAACTTGGCCCAGTGATGGGCAAGAAAAGATGGAAACATACGCCGTCATTACGACCAGCCCTACACGAAACTGAATCGCAGTTAAAGGATTTACTTGGAGTAACGTCAGGCGTGAGCGGGAGTAGCATAAAAGAACTTAGACCAACAGATATTCTTTTGGGTTGAAATACGATAATCTTAAACACCTCAAAAACTATGGCATAGACTTGGTTTCATATGTTGTAGAGCGTGACTTTAAAAACGCCTTGCAATATTACGATAAAGACGATCTTGTCGGATATGGAGTCATTGGCCTTTTATATGCCGCGCGGAAATATGATAATTCAAAGGGGGCGAGCTTTTTGACGTTTTCCTGCAAGAAGATACGGCAGGAGATCATATCGTTTGTCCGGCAGAAATGCCAGAAGCGATTCCGGGATATCGAAGGAATAGACGTAGAGACGCACAGCCGTGCGTCTGTACAGGACGAATACGATGAAGAGGATGAAAGGATATATGTGCGTCAGGCGGTGAATGATTTGCCAGAACCACATCGCACGTTTGCCGAACGGTATTTTTTTGACAAGTTAACGGTAAAAGAATTTCAGCAGGCAACGACTATGAAAAGACACAGGATTTTCCAATTAAGGACACAAACCATTGCATTATTACGGGTGAAAATCAGTGGTAGGTTGGGTTGAATGAAACCCAACGCTTGCCGATATTTGAGGAACGGTTCAAATGATTGAAGCAATCTTAAAAGGAATTTTTGATTTAGAAAACACAGGGAACCCGTTCAAAACGGCTATTGGCGGGCGGTTTTACCTGGGAGAAGCTCCACAGGACACAGCATATCCTTACTGTATCTACGAGCAAATAAGCGGTGTACCGGACAGGACATTTACGGATAAGTACGAAGATGTGTTGCTCCAGTTTACCCTTGTGGATAGCTCAGATTCTATCGCAACGATTGCCGATGCAGAGGCAAAGATGTATGCATTGTTTGATGATGCTGTCTTAACTATCTCTGGATATTCGAGCATTACCCTTGATCGGGTAAGTAATGTTTTGGTCAAGAACGGGCAGGAGATAGATGACAGCATAACGTATTGGAACGTCATCGCAACATATAGACTTTTGGCGGAAAAAAATTAAATTTCTCCTTTTAATTCCCCACTAAGAAGAGGGGAGAAAGGGGTGTGTAAAATATGGAGGACAAAACATGCCAGCATACGCGGGTAAGGCAGGACTTGTGAAAGTTGGAGGGGCGACTGTTTCTGGTATTGAAAACTGGTCATTAAGCTACAAATCAGGCACGGAGGAAGCAACAGATTTTGAAAGTGCTGGAGTTGAAGAACATCTTAGCACGATTACCGGTTGGAGCGGCTCTTTTGAAGGGCGAAAGAAGGGCGCGCCACTAGCGATAGGCGGCGCCGCTGTTGCCCTTGAGTTACTGGAAACGGCAACAGCATCGCAGAAGTGGACGGGCAACGCAATCGTAACGGATATAGAAGCTGTTACGAATGTGAAAGGTTTGGTGACTTACAAATATTCATTTATCGGGACAGGCACCCTGACGGTGCCAACAACTTAAGGGAAATGAGGGCAGGAGCAGTTAGTAGATAACCTACTATAATCTACTTGACACTACCGAAATCTTGGTGTATAATTGGAGGGTGACAGATAGTATACGACTTGTTACTTTTTGTTAATAATCATTAACAGTATTAACAAAGGAGTAATAATGTGTATATACCAAGCAGAAAAGCGGCAGAAGCGTTAGGTGTTCACGCAAATACCTTAAGAAAGTGGGCGA